TGCGGAATGTTTAAATGTACCAACATGTGTTGTTGCATTCCAATATGTATACATTGCAAAGTTTATTCTATTAGCTGTTGCATTGTTTAATTCAAAATACATATCCAATTCTGAACCATCTTCACCACCATTATTCTTTAATATATAATATTTACTTGCGGACCATTGGTTATCAACTAATGTCCAACCCGCAGCAACCATTGCAGTAACTATATAACTTAAAGCGTCAGCAGTATTCAAAACAGGTTTTGCAATTAATCTTTCTATAGCCATTTTAACCTACCTTATGCACCGGATTCACTTCTAAATCTCATAACACCATTAACATTAAAATAAAGTGTAAATGTACCATAGTTGACGTTTTTATCACTTAAAAAGTCATATAAACAAATCAATGGTTTACCAGATGCAGTATCATCATATATTACAGCATATCTTGCTGTAAATGTGGCAAGAGTCCAAGCTGGGTCATTTGCACTTAATGTTGTTATACCAGAAGATTCGGTCCATGTAACACCTGTTAATAAATTACCACCTGTGGTGTATCCATTTCCACTTGCAACTTCATTTGTTAATTGTGCATAAAATTCATGTGCATTTGATGGAGTATATGTGTTTGTTAATAAACATACTTTTAAATTATCTGTATCCAAATCAATTTCTTTATTTCCTACTTTTTGTCCAAACTTATCATAAATAAAATTTGCCATTTTTTATTACCATCCTATAGAGATTCCGTATCCTTCATACGCCTCTTCCAGTTTTAATTTTTCTTCTAATTCTCTTTTTTCTTCTTTTGCTTCTGAAATCAATTCACTACCATCTAAAGAAACACCAGTACCACCGATTGATGCAAAATTTGCAAATTTACTTCTTATTCTACCTAATATTTCTTTTGTTTCCGCTGTTGCGTAATCATAAATCCAATCACTTATATAAAAATCATTATTACTTGAACCATTAGTCCAATTACTGACATTTGTTGAGCCTTCAATCATATATGACCTTAATAAAATCCAGCCGGGTGAATCAATTGTCCATTCTCGTCCATCTTTCCAGAATGTTAATGAATTTCCTGTCTCTGGTTCTGGATGTACCTCAAGTTCATTTTGATATTTATGGTATGTATATGTGTATTGTGATGGAGTATATTTTTTAATGTTTTCCAGAAAATCTCTTGCAATATGATATGATACCAATGTATAACCACCATCTGCTGTGTTAAAAAGAGATTGATACATACCTTGATTAAATAAAAAGTTTTCAACTGTGAATAGGGTGTTTATACCACCGCCTGCACTTCCTGTATCATCATATGAGATTATTTCCGTTACACCTAATGGTAATTCATATATTGTTTGACCACCGGATAGAGCAAGTGTAAAGAACACCTCATTGGTTGCTTGACCAACGGCCCATTTTATAAACTTATCTCTTGCATAATCAATAGCATCATAGATTTGAGTATTATCAATTTCTACTTTGATCATTGGGTGACCAAGTCTTCTTTTTATTTTTTGGGCTAATTGTTGTTTTGTTATACTCATATTTTTATAAATCCTTTTATGTTATATTTATTTATTTAACATATTTAAATATCTCTATTTGTCAACCAAGACCAATCCTCTATTATAGTATTTATATCAGATAATATACCCCAGGCATCTTCATCTTCATCATTTTTCTTAAATTCAAAAGTTTCATCAAGAATATCCATTTCAAAGATATAACAAGCCCAATATAGAGCGGATACAAGGTCATCATTTAAATCTTTACCAAAAAATTTTCCACCTTCTTCTATATATGACCCAAGTTCTTTTAATGTTTTTTCATGTCTAATTTCCAAACAGCCATCTTCAATAATTTTTTTCATAAGAAGAACCGCTTTTGGTTTTGTTGAACGAGATGCTCTTATTCCAAGTGATACTTCTTTTGAACCTGAGTTTACAAGATTTGAATTTTCATGCTCCCACCAAAGTCTTCTAACAACAGCTGAACCTTCTGAGTTGTTTTCAACCATTATATAGGCATTATTATAATAAATGGAAAGTCTATGAATGATATCCGCAAAATCATAAATATCTGTCATGTTATCATAAAAAACACCAACTTGGACCATACCTACTGGTTTAACACTTTCTATTTTTATAATTTGAATGACTGAATAATTTTCGCCCGAACCTTTAGCAACATCAACACCCATAACATATAGAGAATCCGTTTTTGGTTTTTCCCATATAAGGAGTCTATCATTTAAGTCTCTCATTACGGGGTCCACATTTTTTCTTAATATGACCCTTAGAACATCAGGTGATATAACAGTGTTTGTTGATCCAATAAACTGAACAGCAAATTCTTGGTCAAATTGTTTCTGACCAAGGTTTTTAATTTGTTCTATTGCCCAATTTTTATCTCTACCTGGAACCTTTTCCCATGATACTTTTGTATATACAAAAGTATTTTTACCAAACTCTGCTTCTGTATATATTCTATGAAAAATATTAAACAATCCATTTGGTGTGGATATGATAATAATCTTTGCTTCTTTTGAGGCTGAAATTGTAGGATAGTTGGCAGACCAAAACTCTTCTGCTTGACTTCCGGGAACAAATGCAAATTCATCACAGACCAATAGATTCATTGTCTCACCACGAAATGCGTCTGCTGATGTTGCTGATATAACTATTCTTGTTCCATTATCAAAAGAAATAAATGTTTTTGAGTATTCTGTAACACCCGGTTTTAACCATGTAGGTAAACATTCATAAGATTTTTTAATACGGTGGAGAATCATTTTAGCAGATGATTCTTTGTTTGAAACAATACCAATTGTTTTGTTCTCATTAAATATAGCATACCATATAACATATGAAGAAACAATAGTGGTTTTTCCTGATTGGCGGGAACAAAGTGCAACATTAAATCTATAATCTTGAAATTTTTGTAGTAGTTCTAATTGATAATCATAAGGTTCAAAAAAGATTTCACCTTTATCTGGATTTACAATCTTTACATACTTTATAAAATAATTAACACTTTCTGAACATTTTTGTAATTCTTGTATGTTTTCAGGAGAGTATTCTAATTCCTCTCTTGGCCTTTTAATAAATTTATCATCATACTTTACGGGCACTTTACAAATTATCCTCCATTATATTTAATTATATAAGGATATTTATATAAAAAAGAAGGGGAATGTTATGTAAAATAACATTCCCCTTTATTTATTTTCACCTGTTTTTTATATTAATTTTATTACAGGATTTGGTTTCTCAAATGGCGTTGATGAACCACTTTTAAAGACTGACCAGATATTATTATCCTTTTTTTCAGGTATATTTTTATTAGCATTTAAATCCAGAACTTCCACTTTTTCATTTATTATGGTTTCTAAATATACATCTTTACCCCATAGAGTTCTAATATGTTTCATTGTTCTTTTTGCATATTCAAGATCAAGGTCAACACCACTATGTGAGTGTATCATATATAGATTACCACCTTTATAATTACCATCTGCTATTTCAATATTCGGTATATGTGAATGTGAAAAACTATTTATAATAACTTTGGCAACTGTTTTACTTTCATGTTTAGTTCTAACAATATCAATAGTGTCTCGTGTTTCTTTTAATACATAGATATACATTTTAAGTTTTTCTACAAGTTCAGGTGTTAAGAAGTCCTGTAGGAAAAACCAATCAGTATAACTTTTCATTACTTCCATCATCTTTTGATGACCACCCATTTCTTTTGTATCCCAGTTAGCTACCTGGTTTCTATTTTGACATTCTTCATATTCATCACCATGACGACCTTTATCCCATCTTTCAACTATATCATTCCATATTTCACATCCAATTAAATATGGATTCATTTGTGTTGGACCCATTGCCTTAACAAGTGAATTTGCATAGTTATATTCTGCGTGGTCTTTACTATCAAGAGTGCCGTCCTCAATTAAATCTTGAAGAAGTTTTTGGTGCCAATATGTGGCAAAACCTTCATTCATATATTTTGTTTTAATTTGAGGCCAGTAATACCTACCTTCTTGTCGTAGAACTTCAAGAATATCTTTTTCCCAATCAACAAGATTTTTTGAGTTATCAATTATATATCTTAATAAATCTCCGGTCGGTTCAACTGGAGTCTTATCACATAAAGACTTCCATAATTCTTGATTAAATAACTCAACATCTTTCTTTACAAGGTCTTCAGTTAGATTTTGAAATATATCTCTAAATTCTGATTTTGATACTTTATGAAATGTTTTCTTACTATATTCAAATGCTTTCTTTCTTTTTTCATCTTCTGTTTCATTATCAAATGGTGATGAATGGAATTGAATAGAGTGTCCGGCATCAACAATTCTTTCAATGTTATCAATACCAAAATGACGTTCGTATTCCATAATTCTTTCAGATGACATTTGCATATATGAGATAATATCTCTCCGAGATTGTTGGAAATATTTATTCATTGTAAAAAATGCAACATGTCCAATAACATGGGCCATAACAAGACTTTGAACACCAAATGTATTTGACTTCATTAAATATGCTCTTGCTGGGTCTGAGTTTATAACAACCTCATATGGTAGACCAGCATGAACATGTTCATTTATTGTTCGGAGACGTTCATAGTCACGACCAAATTTCCAGTTAGATAAATTTCCTGGAATATGATATGCCATAATCTCTAACATCTTTTGATCAGGAATAACATCCCATTCAATATCACAATATTCAAGACCATATTTTTCACGGGCCAGTTGGTTCAGTCTATCTTCAACTTTGATAAGTTTTTGTAGTTCTGATCTATTCATTTTATGTGTTTCCTTTTCTTATCGTTTTTTAAACAACATATGTTTAAGTGCTGGAAAAATATGTTCTTTTCCCCGTATAATGGATACAAGAAATCTATGATGTATATCTATATAAGCTTCTAATCCATCTACATTTGTTTTACCAAATTTGAATTTACCTAAAATCTCTTTTAGTAAAACTCTCCAGGTATTTCCAACATCAATTTCAACATATGATAACATGTTAATGTTTTTTTGTAGCATTCTTTCAATTTCAATTACAGTATCTTTTGGATTAAAATCTTCTCCATCGGAGATATAGATACAGTAAGTATTCCATTCACTTACTGGAAATTCAGTTTCTATTTTATAATTTACCAATTTAAATGCTGATGAACAATTTGTACCACCAGATTCACCTTTATGAAAGAATGTATCTTCATCAACTTCATTTGCTTCTGTTGTATGTGTAATAAATACAACTTCAACATTGTCATATACTTTTCTAAGAAATTCAACAAGCCAGAACAACATTGACCTTGCTAAATATTTTTTATTAATTGTCATTGAACCAGATACATCCATCATACAGAAGATTACAGCCTTTGATTGATATTCAACATCTTCTTCAATTTGTTTGAATCTCATATCATCATCTTCAATAAAAACATCATTATCATAAATCTTTTCTAATTTATTATTTTTTATAATATCAATGGCTTCTTCAATATCACCCCGTGCTTGAATCAAAGATGAGTGTGCTTCTTCTTGAGTACAACCACATTCATTCATAATTTCAATTGAATAGGAAACCATTCTCCTAATTGCTTCCATCATGGTTTTCTTTTTATGAATACGTGGCATTATACCTTTTTTGGATGTAGTTTCAAATTTCCATCCTTTTGTAACCAAATCTTGTGCTTTTGTTTTTTCTTCAATCCAAGGAAGACCAAGATCATCAAACATGATTTTGATTAAATAGTCAATATCAACCTCTGCTTCAAGATAATCAATTCCAGGTCTTTTACCGGGTTCACCTTCTTTACCTTGGCCGGGTTTTGGAATAGAATCAATTATATCACCATCTGTATCACCTTGACCAATACCAGCTTTATCACCTTTTTCATTTTGGCCATATATGAAACGATAATCTTTTAAACCTCTAACGGGTATTTTTACCTTTCTATTACCCTTGTTTGTGATAATTGATTCTTCACCAATAACATCCTTTACATTTTCTCTGATGGATTTATCAATCTTTTTCTGGTGTCTTTCGGCATCCTTTATACCTTTTTCGGATAAATCCCAATCATCGTGTAATATAATACCCATTTTAAAACCCTTTCCGTTTAAATTTTAATCTTCTGATTCTTCAACATCTTCATTCTTTACAGACTCTTTCTTTTTAGAACATTTATCATTTGTAGAAAAGCCCATTTTATGTTTTTTCTTTTTCTTTTTATTTTCATAGCAATCATCATCATCAAACATTCTTATTTTATTTAAGAACTCTGTTTCTTCAACTTCATCAAAATTATCAAAGGAAGAGGCTATCACAGTTGTTTTTGATTCGTCCTCAACATCTCCGATTTGTACAGTTATTCTAATCAATATATTATCCTCTCTTTCTTTTCTTTTTTATATTATACTATATTTATCAAAAGTTGTAAACTAAATAAAAAAGGCTGGGTGAATATAGATACACCCAGCCTTTCCCAATCATAAGAAACTTTTACGATTGTTTTCTCAGTATTTCACCGACAAATGAAAGAAGAACATTTGCACAGTGTTCACAGTAACCTTTTTCCATCAAGGTCTTAAACGCTTTACTTCTCGCTTTCATCCTCTTTGGATCGGTACTTGTGGTATTTACAATTGACAGATTGACCACATTTTTAAGATCACTCATTAGTTTCTTTTCAATCGCTTCTTTCAAAGGTGCATAAGAATCATATTTAAATTCCTTGCCACGATCTCCGCAACTTGATTTATGAACAAATATACCGTTTCTAAATTCATCTTTGGAATTTACAGGGACGCCAATAAGTTCTTCAAGTGATCGCATCAGTTTTTCATCAGGTGAACTATATTCACCCGTTGCTGTATCTTCAATCTTTTCTTTTCTACAGTAAGCTCCGACATTCAACATATATCGGTTAAACAATTCGGTTGCTTGTTCGTCATAAGCGTGAAGGAATGCCATATTGATTTCTTTTTTGGCAAACTCACGGAACTCAGCAAGTGCTGAATCTTTTTCAGCAACCAACAGGTTTGTAAAGTTCTTAATATCCTGTTCTTCAATACCAGTGTGGTGATCAAAGTTTTGTTTAAGTGCTCGCAGAACATCAATTGGATTGATACAGTTTTTATCTTCTTTTGATGCGAGTGCTATATTAAGTGCATTGATAATAAACCTTGGAGATATACCTTGGTCCATACCTTCACCATTTCTTCTCCCATCCTCACGAATCTTTTTAATATCAACTTCTTCCTTTTTAAATTCGTTAGATGTTCTACCATCATAGAGTTTCATTTTTTCAATCAAAGAGGAAACTTTGGTAGATTTCTTTAGCCTTGTTAATACGGCAAACTGTGCTGCCAATTCAAGGGTACCTGGAGCGATATGAATATTCCTAAAATCAGATTCTTGAATCATTTTCTTATAAATTTCAATTTCTTCGGATACATTCAAATTCCAGGGTACGATTACTTTATACATACGGTCATGAAGTGCTTCATTTTTCTTGTCCGATTTAAATGTATCATACTCTGTTTGGTTTGTATGCGAAAGAATCAATTCATCAAGATAAATCTGTGGAAAACCAGGTGACTTGATTACTTGTTCTTGTGCCGCTGAAATAAGAACATAGTGAAATTTAATATCTGCTTTTAAAATTTCAATATATTCAATCAATCCACGGTTGGCAACTTGCAATTCACCGTCAAAGCTAAATGCTCGGGGATCGGTTTCACCGTAACGAGCAATCTTAGCCATATTTACCCGACCGATTAACTCGGTAATATCTTGAGATTTTGGGTCGGATGGTTGAAATGTGCCAATTGCAATTCTTTCCTGTTCGGATGGTATTACTGCTGTAACCGGGATTTCAGACCAACGAACAGTTCCATCATCGTCAGTATAATTTTCTTTAACAACTTGACGACAATGAGGACAAAGATAACCCTCTATTTTAATACCCAACTTTTCTTCCCAATATGCTCGGTCATTGATTGGAATTGCATGCAAAGGTTCTTCATTGATCGGACAACCTTTGATTGCAAACATTGGTGTATCATCTTTTTCAAGACCTCGCTTTAATAGCGCCGCGATTGTAGACTTACCACTCGCGACTGGGCCCACCATGATTAAAATTCTTTTTCCTGTTTCAGTCCTACGTGCAGACGCTTTCAAGAATTTCATAACATCATGGATAGCCATCTTTGATTCAAGACCAAAGATTTTTCCATCAAAAAACTTATACTCCACGAGGTCTTCATACCCCGCTAATTTAACATCATTTGGTACATCATTAACACCGTATTTCATAATCATATTGAAAATACGACCTGGGGCAAAATTAGCAACCTCAGGATTTTTATGAACTAATTCTAAATAATCAAGCGAGTTTCCTTCCCATTTATGAAACGGATTAATTTTCTTTTGGGAAAGAATTGCTTGCTTGAAGTCTTCCATTAAAGGTGATAACATCTAAAAACTCCTTTCTTTTGTTTTTTATTTTATCTCTCACTCTTTAAAAACATTATAACACACGGAATAAAAATTGTAAATATTTTTTTATTCTTTTGGTTCTTTTAACAATTTTAAAACATCTTCTCTGGAGGCAATTATTAGATTTTGATTTTTTGGTGCCTCTTTCTTTTTTCTTTTCATTTCAATTTCTTTATCTTTTAATAATAACATACGGTTTCTTATTTGTAAATATACTTGGTAATTTTCATCTGTTATTAATTCTTTACTTGCTTGTGTTACTGAGTTTATTAAACCTGTTGCTACTTCAACAAGTCTCGCTGTTATATTTCCATTATTTAATTCTTCTTCAACAGTATCTAATATTTTATTTGCTCTTTCTATATTATCTCTTATTATATTTCTTGGGTTATTTTCTTTTTCCCATTCTTCTTCAAATTTATCTGGTCCACTTTCAGATACTTCTGGTTCCAACTCAATAGTTTCATCATGTTGGTTGTCTTGCATATTAAATTCTTCTTCTAAATTTTGTCTATCTAACATTGTATTTTTTCCTTAACAATACTATTCAATTTTTCTATGGTTTCATCACTTGATTTGTGTAATATGCCAATACCTCCGTTATCTTCCCATTCATTTATGTTTTGTTCAAAATCATCAATTAAAATAGAATTGGAATTAGAATATAACTTTTTTTCTTTTCTATGGCATATAATTGCATCTTTATAAAATTCATAACCAAGATTATTTTTTATCCAGTCCAACTTACCGTTTCTTACATCTTCATGTACTGTAAAATTACCACGAGCAGCAGCTGATAGTAAAGTTGGTTTATATGTATTTATACCTTTCCATAGATTTTTACCATCTATTGTCCAAGGATTACTTGCCCAGAATTTTCTACCTGCTTTAACCAGTAGAAAAAACCTTTTCTCCATATCATCTATGTCCCAAAAATTTTCACAAAAATTTGTTACATTTGTTTTCCAATCTACCAATACATCATCCATGTCACAATAGATTTTAAATTTTTTCATTTATATATCCCTTCTTATTTTTATAAAATCATTATAACATAAATTATGAAAAATGTAAATAAACAAAAAACCCATTTCCGAGGAAATGGGCTCTTTGTTATTCATTTATTCTTTGATAAAAATTAGGCAGGTAGATTTGTCAAAGAAACTTTTTGATAGTAATTCTTTGATCCATATAGATGATCGTGAATACCATATCTTGACATCAAGCCAACTGTTGGATGGAATGAATCTTCAAATACTGCACGGGATGCCAGCAATTGAACATAAGGCAGGTAAATAACACCTGTATCATATTCTGAAGGTCCTTTATAACCAATAAGGAATTGATTTGATGATTGGAAGGTGTCACGATAAACACTCAATCTTCCATCAATAGAACCGATTCTTGCGATACCAACTTGTGATGTATTAACATTACCAGCGACTGGTGCGATAGTGAAACCGGCCATTGCTTCGAAAATTGCTACGGCATATGGGTTACCAACGATCCAGTTACCAGAACCTCTACGAGTATTAATTGCAATATCTTGTGAACGTCTTAGGATATAGTGATAAAGTTCTCTATATCTTTCAAGTTCCCATCTACCACCTGGAACGCCTGTACCTGAAGCTGCTTGGTAGTTCCAAGTTCTGTCAAAAAGTGCACCACCGGCAACACAAACTGAGTCAATCTTTTGAATCAATTCACGGTCAATTTCTGCTGTGATTTCATAAGCCAGAATGTCCATCATTTCTTCTTCAAGATTCAATCCGTGCATAGCCTTCAAATCTTGTGCAACTTCAAGAGACCATCTACTTCTCAACTTTCTTGTTTTTGCTTCGATTTGTGCTTTTTCAACTGTCATGTTTACTTCTTTAATTTCTGCGTTTGTACCGATACCAAGACCACGGTTATTTGTGCCTGCATCGGAACCCAAAGTTTCACCAGCGGATGTAATAACTGATCCAGAATAAGTTGAATCAATTGTATTATATCCAAGTTCAACATTTGCTGTTGAGTCGTAATCTTGACCGGCTCTAAAGCGAATTGCGAATGCCAAACCAACTGGACCTGTCATTGGTTGAACACCAACGAGGTCGTGTGCTACTAATTCAGGGAAGGTTCTACGAACCATAGGTACTGCGATTTTGTGGAACATACCTGATCCAGCGTAACCAGCTTGTGTACCAAGAGAGTCATTACCGAATGCTGTTGCTTCCATCAGAAAGTTATGCTCATTTTCAAGCATGATTGCTGTTGCTCTACGAACATTATAGTTCTTAATTTCATTACCTTCATTAAGAACTTCTTTCCACTTAACTAACAAGTCTTTAATTTCCATTTATATATATTCTCCTATTAATATTTTCACCTTTTTATTATAAACAAGTTTTAGATTTTATTTGTTCTTAAAATATTTAAGTATTGTTTTTTGAATGATGCGAAAGGACTGGTATCTTCTTTAATCATTTTTTTCTTTTTACGTTTTTTGATTTCGGAATGACCTTCAGACATTTTTTCTTTTTTGTCTTCTTTCTTTTTGTCTTCTTCGTCTTCGTCGTCTTCTTCGTCTACTTCTTTCTTATCTTTCTTTTCATCTTCTTCATCATCTTCTTCGTCTACTTCTTCTTTGTCCTCATCATCTTCTTTTTCATCTTCTTCATCTACTTCTTTCTTTTCGTCGTCCTCGTCCTCATCATCCTCGTCCTCGTCCTCATCATCTTCTTCATCTACTTCTTTTCCGTCTTCGGCTTTTTTGTCTTTTTTGTCTTTTTTGGTGTCTTTTTCATCGTCTTTTTCCTCATATTGTTCAACTATAATTGAAAATTTACGATCAATTTCTGCTTTGTCTTGAACACCTTCGAGAACTGCCATAACATGACCCTTTTGTTTCTCGGTCAAGCCTTCACATTTCTCATACAAATAAAGTTGTGCTGCCATTTTTTGTGCATCAGAAACAACTTCCAAATTCTTTTCTGTTATTGAGTTCATTTCTTTGCGAAGTTTAAGAATTTCTTCCTTTGCTTCTTTCAAAAGACTTTTAACTTCTTCATCCAAAAGTCCTTGATCTACACCAAGACGAACTTTAAATTGTTCAATAAGGTCATCATAAAGTTCACCCTTTTTTGCGAACTCCAAAATTTTTTCAGGAATTGCAAGTTCTTCTTCAAGAATGTTATCAACAAAATTTGAGAATTTGGTTGTTACATCTTTCTTATATTCTTCAAATTTTTGTTCATACTTCTCAACTAAAGCTTCCTTTTCTTCATCAAGTTTGCTTTCAGAAATTTCTTTAGCCTTGATGTCGATTACATCTTGTAGCTTTGTTTTGATTTCTGCTTGAGTAGATTCATTAAGCTTATCTGCACCAAGCAATTGTAAAAGTTTATCCATATAATATCTTCCTCCTAAATGTATTACTATAATTATATTTATTTATTAAAATAATAGAAACCAAATATCTTGATTTCCATTTATTTCCAATGAATTACGGTGTACCCTTTTTTATTCATATCGTCAATATCTTCTTCTGTTACAATAGAGCCGATAGGATAATCCCAACTTTGAGTCCACAATACTTCGTTTCCTTTCAGATATACTTGTGTTTGTTTAGTCCACCAAGTATTGAAAGCCATCTCACTTGATTCGGATATAAATCTATCTATTTTACTTAGTAATTTCATTATAAACCTCTGTTCAAGTAAAATTCAATTATACCTTCTTTATTTGATTCAACAATTCTTTTAATTTGTTCTTTTGTTTTACCTTTGAAAATGAATGCTTGTAGATATTCAACTACATTATCCATAACATTCTCATTTTTGGTATCACCCTTCCATTCTTTTTCAACTTCATCAAAAAATTTCTTTTTTTCTTCAGGTGATAACTCACTTGGAGATGATACATTATATTTCTTTAATTTTTCTTGGAAGAATTTTTGATATGCTGATTCCTCATTTTTCATATTAAACTCCTTACCTTCATATATTCCATTAATCCAAGAAGGATTATTTGATGGGTCTGTTACAAGGTCCCATGTTATCAAATTAAAGTCTTCATTAACATATCCATTTTCTGATACTGTTCCGAGACCTCGTGATGATATACCTAAACTACCTTCTTTTACTAATGTTTTTGCTATTTGTCCCATAGGTGTGTCAAGTACTTTTGCTTTACCATAAACATGGTCACCTTTCCACTCAACCATCTTGGTTAATATAGCGATTTTGTCCATATTAATTTCTGGATTTGGTGGATGTCCAAGTTCACCCCATAGAGAACCTTTATCTACTTTTTCATTAATCTTTTTAATTTCTCTTTCAAGTATATCTCTTTTGTATTTTCTCTTATTGTTATTTTCAATTTCAGCAGATGAAAAGATACCAACAATATGCATGTTTTTATCTGATTTGCTTTCTACTAATTGAAGTTCATAAGATGTTTCAGTAATAAGTTTCATGTATTACTCTCCCGATTTAGGTTCAATATCAATATCATTTTTTAAACCCAATTTATTTTTCAGCCATTCATTTTTATGTGTATGAATTTCTTTTTGTAGAATTTCCTTTGCATTTACAAATTCATCATTTTCAAAGTGATCTAAAGCTTTTTTAATTGACTCAATATTCATAACTAACTCCTTATATTATTTATTTATTACTCTTTTATTTAATACATCTTTCGGATATTATTGGTATTAATATGTTTCCTCTGGTTCTTTAGGAACAAGACCCAATTGTTTATCCTTTATTTTACCTTCAAGATTTAAATCTATTTCTTCATCAGACCATTTAAGATACCTTTTCATCAAATAATATTTACTCATTTCTTCTCTATCTGCAATACTTGAATAGTTATTAAAACGAGTTTCTAAAAAGTTTTGTTCCATTTGTTCTTTGTAATTAGATGGAGCGGTCATATGAATTTTTATTTTTTTATGATCTAAGTCATATTGTTTTTTTAGACCTTTGAAATCCAAATGTAGTAAGAATACTTTTTCAAATTCTTTACAAAATTTATCTTGTTGTTTTTCTAAGTATTTACTCCATTTTATTTCATCACGGGATATTTCACCTGTATTACTTCCACCAAAAAGAACGTCACCTTCTCTTTTTTCTTGTGATGCTGTTACTCTTGATGCTGGGTATTTTAATGCTCTATACATTTTTCTTGCAAAGTAATAAATGTCATCCAACTCAGCAAAACCGGCTGCATTACCACCAACAGATTCAATTTGTGATCCACGACCATCTGCTGATTGTGGTAGATAATAATTTTCAAGCATACTAAATATTTCAGGTTCGTTTGTAAGTTGTCCTGTAGTTGGATTGTATGTTTGTTTTTTAGAAAGTTTTTGTTTTACTTTTTCAACATATTTTAATGCTTTATCTTTTGGCATGTTTCCTGTATCAATTCTAAATACCAATCTTTCAGGTGCTCTAATAAGTCTGTATATAATAACAGATGTTTCCAAAAGTTTTAATTGATTATATGGAACTCTTGCCTTTTCAAGATAACCTAAAATATCATGTCTTGATATGCCATATATACCACTGTTAATAAAACCTATTTGTTCAGGATTAAATAATATTAATTCTCTTCCATCTTTTGCCTTTGCTTCTTCTATGTTGTTTAATGTTGTTGGTGTTTCGGTTAAATACTGAACATAATTATATATGTGTCCCGATTTTGGTTCATAAAAATAATCCATTGTTTCAGAAGGAAGTTTCTTTAAACCTATTATACCATTTTTAGGTGTTCTTGTGTCAATTATTCTTTCATAATAAAATCTACCATCAATCATATAGGTTCTAAAAGCATCCCACAAAAAGTCTGAAAAATCATCAATTGTATTTTCAAATAGATATTTAAATTCTTTGTTTATATTATTAACTATATTTTCGTTCTTACTTAAAACCGCATCTCTTATTTCCAATGTTAATAAATCACCATTTATATCTTCTTGTGTTGCTTCATTTGTGGCATCTTCTATAACATCAGCAACTTCTGTCATTAATGCCATTTCTCTATAACCAAAAATTTTCTGTCTTTCATTTGCCCATGATGGATTAACATATTTGTTATAGAATAAATTAAATGAACCTATAGCTAAATGACCTATACCAGGAAATTCATGTAGATTTTCCCAACCTTCACCAGTAGCAGATTTTAAATCTACTTCGGTGGGTATTTCGGCCTTGCTTTGGAAAGCCTTTAATTCTTCTTGTACAATACCTCTTACTTCGTCATTGTTTTTATTAAAAAACCAGCCCATATTATTTTCCTTTTTAAGTTATAAACATATTTATATTTATTCTACGGATTTTTATTTTTTATACTTATCAACATAATCTGGTGGTAATTCACCTTTATCTTTTAAATCGTTAATGGCAAGTTCTCTTATTTTATCTTGTATTTTGTTTTCTATTATTTGGTCAGCTTCTCTTGCAAGTCTTTCATCTATTTCTTGTTGTGTTTCAAATGGATCAGGTGTATTACCTTCTGCTAACCATTTTAGATATTCTTTATAACTTCTATTACCTTCACTTAGCGGAATATATTTACCTGTTTCTGTATCTAATATATTAAATTCTTTTATTTTATATTTTGCCATTACATTATCTCCGCATCAAAAGAATATAAACCCGCATATGCTCTAAAAGAACCATTTGCTGTTACTGTTACTCTATGTATCCAACCAATAGTATTAGAAACTAAATCATAGTCCGCACAGTTATTATATGTTGGTGCTGTTACAATAGCAGCATCAGGATTATCTCGCATTCTTGTATGAAATGTATCACCATCAATTCCACAAACAACACCTGCTAAACCATATCTATAACCATAACCTTGACCAGTTGCATAACTATTCATATAATATCGTTGACACATTGCAGTTTCTACTACCGTAGGTCTAAACTCAAATGGTGTTGCAATCGTTCCTGGTTCCAATTGAACTTGTGCCAATCTGAAATAGTTAGATGTACTATTGATATTATTATCAATATTAGATGTTGCTAATTTATTTGCATTTTCCCAGGTATCCACACTTGAAACATGTCTATCAGAACCACAAGCAAGAACAAAAAAGATTTCTAATCCACTACCATTTGTGTAATTCCAAGTTCCAATACCACCACCATCAAATACTATTAATATTTCTTTTTTCTCCCAAGTAGCAGATGAGTCTATAGTAAAATCTGTTGCGTAAGATGCATCATTAGTACTATTTCTCATTGATATACAGTATGTTCCTGTTTTATATGCTTTAACCCAAAATGATAATACACCAGTTTTACCTTGAATATATTTGAAATCATAACCTTCAATATTGTAACCAATCATAAAATATTGAGTAGCACCAATACTTGAATCTGCTGTTGTAATTTGAACATTAAGTGATGTTGTAGGTGCTCCTTGATTTGCAGGAACATCTGAATTGGATGTAATAGTACATGCGGCGTCACTACTTGCAACATATCTCCATCTATCAGAAGTATAAGCATTTGATGCTGGTGATGTAAATGTTGCTCCTCTTGCCCAAACTTGAAAATTTCCATTTATGATTAGATTTTTATGTGTATAGGTATCTACAATATATTCGGTTAATCTATTAACATCCTCTTTAGCACTTGCAGATAACTCTAATGTTTGAAGGTTATTCTCATTATCAATATATTCGGTTAATCTATTATCACCTTCATCTATTGCAGCAGATAGGTTGGTAGATAATGTATTTAAACTTTGGTCAATATATTCGGTTAACCTATTATCACCTTCATCTATAGAAGCAGATAACTCCAATGTTTGGAGATTATTTGATAGGTCAATATACTCATATAACCTATTATCACCTTCATCTATAGAAGCAGATAGATTGATGGTCTTGCTATCTATATAATTTCTAACAGCATTATCACTTTCAACACTTGCGGCAGATAATGAATCTGATAGTGTGTTTATATATTCGGTTAATCTATTAACATCCTCTTTAGAACTTGCAGATAAGTTGGTAGATAAGGTTGATATGTTACTATCAATATATTCGGTTAATCTATTATCACCTTCATCTATTGCAGCAGATAGACTATTAGATAAGGTATTTAAGTTTTGGTCTATATATTCATATAGTCTGTTATCTTCCTCTTTTGAAGATGCAGATAATATACTTGATGATGTTAATAAATGCTCATATAACCTATTATC